CAAATTTTAAAGTATTTGCCATATTATTCTATTGTGTATAATTGTCCTTGTGCCATATCTGTAAAAGATGTCCAAGAACTGATTTTTTCTAGTTCGCTATCTGTTAATGCTGAATTGTAGTATTGTAATTGTTTGGTTTTTCCGTAGAAATCATTCACACCACTTCCATCATCAAGTGCTAATTCGTTTAATCCAGTTGGTGTTACACCAGAATTGTCTGCTCCTAATTCAAATCCATTAACCCACAAAGCAAAATCGTCTTGCTTGTATTTAATTACAAATTTGTTGTATTCCTCTATGCTTGATATGTTTAATGTTTTATCAAACACAAAAGCATTAGAACTAACAACTATCACTCTGACTTGATTTGTACTGTTGTACCTAAATAAAATTCTATTAGATTGTGTTCCGTTGGAAATAGCTATACTTTGATTAGTACCTACTTCAGTTAATCCACTAATCTCTGCCATCAACACACCTTCTGAATCATTAAACGTAGCTGAATCTCCAGAGCCATTAGCAGTTTCTGATGAACGAGTAACACCATTAATCTCTCCGTTGGTTTTGATATAGCTTGTTGGATAAGAACCATTTTCTAATTGAAAACCGAATATATCAATACTTCCAGAAATAGCGTCAGATGAATTACATATTGCACAAGTGCTTGGGTCACCTATAAACTCATAAGAAAATCTTTGCCATTTAGAAGTAGTAACAAAATCTTCTGAATATTGAGTTCCAGATGTGTCTGATATTCTAAATCTAAATTTTTTAGATGTGTCGCTTTTAGCATATAAAGTAAATGTATAGGTGTTGCTACTTGTTGATGTATTTATAAATATTCTGCTAAATTCACTACCACCAAAACCAACTCTTGATGCGTTTAATGTTCCGTCTGGAGATATGGTAGTGTTTGAAAATATATCAGCACCAGAAACATCTGAATATTGACTAAAATCTTCTGAATACTGTATATAATTTCTTCTCTCTGGCTCTAAAATATGATGTGGACACCCTACAACTTTACCATCAATCATTGGATAGTTTAATCTTGATTGTCCGTTTGCAACTTCTTCTATTAGTCCTTGTGAGTTTATTCTTGTTGCCCTACCACTTCTACTAAAGTCAAAATCTCCTACACCACTTGATGGTAGTACAGAAAATAACTCGCTTCCTTGTGAAGCTGGTATTAATGCTAATTTTGGTTTTGCCATTTGTTTTAGTTTTGTATATCTTGTATTCCTATTCTATGTATTGAATCTGCTAAACACTTAACTGCTTCAACTTCTTGTCTGTCATTCATATTAAACTGACCTTGTATCATTTCAGTTGATGTTCCAATAGAAGATGCAGTATCTATTGTGTTACCCCACCAAGTACTATTGTATATTTCGTTTGCCATTATCTTTTTCTTTTTTTGTTAAGTATTTCTTTAGCTTTACAATATTATGTTTCTTTGGTTTATATCTACCCATTACAATACCCAATTTGATGAATTTACATCTTTGTCTGGATATACATCAGAATCTGTATTACTTGTATATTCTGGAAACAAAGTACTATTAAAACAAATGTAATCTACAAATCTTCTTGTGTAATATTCTGCAAAATCTCTTTGTTTTTGTACTAAAAAATCAACTTCATCTTTTGTTGCACTTTCAGAATTTTCTGATGTGTGTTTAAATACACCACCATTCTTTACTTGATATGCTGCAAATGGTAAATAATCAACCATTGCGTAATGAATCAACATAGGTTGTATGTAATCTGTAACTAAAGATAAATAATTACCAGTTAAACTATCTGCAATTATATCTGCTGATATTTTATCATACAACTTACTTCCTAAATAGTTTTGTATGTGTATTTCTTGTGCTATCTTAATAAATTGTATGAATTTATCTGTATCAACGTTACCATCAACAATACTATTCTTTACTAAATCTGTTCTACTTATGAATAATGCAGTTGCCATTTATTATCTCTTTTTATTTACAAATCCGTTATTTGGCATATCCGTTGGTCTTTTTGCAACTTCTTTAGCATTTACCTCTGGTTTAAAACCCTCTTTTTTAGCTTTATTTACACTTACTTCTGCATTTGGATTACCAACATCTGGTCTTGTTTTAGCAGTTTTTGCTTTGTAAGTCTTTCTCATCCAAAAATGATGACAATCTCCACCACCTTTATAAAGCCATATATCATAAGTATCAGCACCATTTAAACCCCAACCAGCATTAACTGCTCTTTGGCTCATTTGCTGAATATCTTCTTTTCTGTATATCTTTTTTGCTGCAACCATTTTTGAACAAAACTCTCTACTATTATTACTTGTTCTTAAAGGTGCATATTGATATCTTACTTTGAATTGTACTCCTTCTTCATTTTCTCCATCTTGTTCACTTTTTGCATTTGGTCTAGCAGTACCAGTTGTTGCTAAATTCCAAACTTTTGACAATACAGATAATTTAGGATTGTTTAATTTATTTAATTCTTCGTCTAATTCATCTTCGGCATCATAATCAACTTTTCTTTCATCAATCAATTCCCAATTTTCTAAATCTTCATCTTCTCCAAATTCTTCTAAATCAGAAAATACCTTTGACATCTTAACACCAGTTTCTTCTTCTCTTGTTTCTTCGTCTTTTACATTATCTAAATTCAAGAATTGTAATGGTTGTAACGTCTTAAAGTATAGATTTAAGGCAATATCATTAAAAGCAAGTATTTTATCAAACGCATCAGTTAAAAGTTCTTGAAAAGGCACTATAACTGTGTTATGCATTAAAATAGATGCAGTTTGTAACTCATCTGCGTTATTACCAAGTCCACTTGAATCTTTTATACCTAATAACATAGGAGATACAATTCTGTGAGATACCATTATCTTCTTTTGTGATTCGTCTGATAAAAATTGGTATTGGTTATGTGCATCACTTAATTGTACTGGTGTAATATCAGCTTGTGATTCTTTATCATCGTTAAAAGCAAGTATAAATTTACCAGCATTTGAACTACCTTGAAATTTAGCTTGTATCTTACTTTCTATTAATGATTGTTTTTCTTCGTCTGGTACTCCATTGTTAAAGTTGATTAACATTGATGGAGCAAGACCATTCATTATATTGTTTAAATGATAGTTACTTATTTCTTCTTCTAACTCTGCATATTGTAAACCACCTTGATAATCTGGTGTACTATAATAATACATACCAGCAACATAAGGTTTAACATATAATATCTCAATTGGTTGAGGTGTACTTGAAACACCAAAAGCTGGTATTCTTAATGGTCTGTCACTTGGCTTTATATTTGCCCAATCTGGATGATAGTAATATGCTTGTACTTGTTTATCGCCTTCTCCACATTTTTCTGCTCTTAAAGTTTCTATTGGCAAGTGTTCTACTTTAGCAATAGATTGTTTATCTTTTGAATAAATTATTTGTATTGCACATTGTCCAGTTAGTTTTAAATCGTATGATAATTGTCTAACAACATCTTTTTTAAATAAAGATATCATTCTTGCATAACTTTCTGGTTTCTTTGCACTATCAGTTGCATCTAAACCTTTTCCATATATCATTTGAGATATACCATTTACACAAGCATTATTTGTAGCACTTCCGTTAAATCTGTCTATTAGAAACTGAAAGTAATTATTATCTGCTCCAAATTCAACCCATTCTTTTGATTTAGATTCTACAATTTGTGGAGATGTGTAAGTAGATAAATTTACAAAACTAACTTTAGAATTGTTTTTCTTTGCCACTTTTGGCTTTCTGTATTTATTTATGTGTTTACTCATAATATTATAAAGTCATTGTTACCACTCTTTTCTTTGTACACATCTTTATTTACTGTATAGTGTTCGTTATTAGATTGGTTTATTGATTGTGCAGTACAAAATATTTTATCTCTGTAAATAATATCTGCTTCTGTTACAGAGCCTTGACCATTATAAACTTTTAAATCATAAAACCTACCTTCAACCAATGTAAATACATTTGTTAGTTCAACATAGTTTTTATTAATTATAGCAGATGGTAAAATTATTGTTTCATCATTTGTACTATCATCCCTTAATTTTATTGTAACACTTGTTGAATATACTCTTGGTATAATCTTTATTGTTTGTGCGTTTGTTGTAGGTAACAAATGTTTCATATATATATAATACTAAAAGTTTGTATTTTTATTTATTACACATAAAAAAAAAGGTAATCAATTAAGACTACCTTTCTTTAAAAACAAATTATGAAAAAAACTATGCGTTAGGGTCTATTTGAATAGGAGTCTCATTAGATGTTATAACAGTTGATGTTACAAAAAATGCTGGGTCAGTTTCTTGACCTTCTAATGTTAAAGTAAACCCACTTAAATCTCCCATTGCAGCACCAGATACAATTGTACCTCCAGTTACTTCTGCTCCGTGTTCTAAACCTACCATAAAGAAATTACCATTGTAATCTTCTATTGCAACGTGAGGACGTGCAGCAGCTAATAATTTTATTTCTTCTTGTGTAGCTTTATCTAAAACTGGTAAAGTTAAATTTAAAGTTTGTGTGTAAAATGTAGTTCCGTTTTCTCTTGAACTATTAATTGTGGTTTCTAGTGAAGAATTACCTTTGATATCAAATCTGAAAAAGTCTGGTGTTCCAGCTATTGCAGTAATTTCTCCAGATGCTATTGTTGTAGTACCTAAAGTACCATAGTCTGCGAAATAAACTGCTTTTAAGCCACCAACACTACTTTTACAAGGTAAAGCTCTACCAGATGTAAGTAAACAAGCCATTGATTTTTATTTTTTTAAGTTATTAAAAAAGGGTAAGCAGATTAACTACCTACCCTCATTATTATTGTTTGTTATTAGATTATAGTCCTAATCCGTAAGATACGATATCTTCAACAACTGCATATTGTACTCCAGCAGTATATCTCATAATGAAACGTACATTTTGAGAACCATCTAAATCAGCCATATCTAATACTTTTACTTCGTTGTGGTCTGATAAAAGTCCAGTTCCAAAGAATAAGTTAGATTTTTGTGCTGCAATTGCATTGTTGTCAGAAAGTCCGTTACAAGCTACAACTTTTACACCATCAAAGTACTCAACATCCATATCTTGGTTATGTCCAGCTCCAGCAGTTTGGAATCCTCCTAATGCTCTTTTGTATGCTCTAAAAATGTTTTGTGCAACATAGATATATAAATCTTCTTTTCCATATACTTCACTTGAAATAGCATCTACTATATCTCCTAATTTTTCAACTACATTTGAAGCAGTTACTGCAGCTCCAGCAATTTTCTTTGCTCCAGTGTGTCCAGCATCAGCATTTAATAAAGTTTTGAAACCATCAAAAGTTCCAGTACCAGCTACACCAGCCCAGATATCTTTTTCAGTTTGCTCTGCAATTGATTCAGCCATTAATCCGATAAAGTAATCAGAAAAGTTAGTTGGTAAACTATCACTAGCAGAATATCCCATTGATACTGCTTCCCAATCAGATTTGAAAGGAGTTTTACACAATTCTAAATTTACTTGTAATTCTTTTGGCTCAATAATCTTTTCTGTTAAAGCAACAGTTCCAGCATCTGTAAAATCACAAGATGCATTTGCAATAGCACCAGAAAGACTTACTCTTTTTAATACTTCTTTAAACTTTACGTTTGGCTTAACTTCAATTAAGTTGTTAGCGATTGTATTACCAGTTAAAAGTGCTGCTGATACATATTTCCCAGCAAATTCTCCAGCATACGTGGTTGTAATTGATAAACTCATTTTTTATTTGTTTATTTTGTTAAATATTCTACTTCTTAATGTGTTTTTATTCCCTTTTTGAGAATAAAGGTTTAATTCTTTTTTGTCAGATACATTCTCTGGATTATGAGAAATACCTTCAACTTCTTCAGCAGATAACTCTACTTTTTCTTCT